TTCTGTCGGCGGCAAGGGCAACGAAGGTGTTGCTGCAAATGTTCGGCGTGTTAAAGGTTCTATTGGCTATGTAGAATATGCATATGTTAAAAAGAGCAATATGAACTACATGAAACTACAAAATAAAGATGGCGTATTTGTAGATCCTGATGATAATTCGTTTGCTGCTGCGGCCGCTGGTGCAGATTGGTTTAGTGTTCCTGGTATGGGATTAAGTATTGTTGAACAACCTGGAAAAAATACTTGGCCTATTAGTACCGCTAGTTTTATTATAATGTATAAACAACCATTAGATAAAAAGTCTAGTCAAGAAGCTATTAAGTTTTTTGATTGGGCATTTCGTAATGGTGCAAAAATGAGTGAAGAACTAGACTACGTACACTTACCTCAAGAACTGCAAGATCAAATTAGACAAAAAGTTTGGTCGCAAATAAAATAAGTACATCAATAGATTATGAAAGCTATACTCAGTAATAGAATTTACTTAAATAATCCTGGCACAGAACGCACTAATAAAATTATTAGTGAATTAACTTATAAGTTTAAAAAGAATACTGGTAGTAAACACTTTCAATCTATTGAAACTCTTAAAAACTATAAACTACTTCCTGGTGGAATAATTAGCGTTCCACAAGGCAGAACCGATCTTATTCCCACAGGCTGGGAAGTAGTAGATAAACGTGTATTAGTGCCTGTGCCATTTCCCGACCCTAAATTTGAGCTAAGGCCTGAGCAGCGAGTAGTTTATAATCAGATTACTGATACTTGCTTTATTAATGCCCTAGTAGGCTGGGGCAAAACATTTACTGCCTTACATCTAGCCAGAAAACTAGGCCAGCGTACACTAGTAATTACTCATACTGCTGCTCTTAGAGATCAATGGGTAGAAGAAATACAAAACTTATTCAAAATGCCTGTGGGTATAATTGGTGGTGGTAAGCTAGACTGGGAAGATCATGCAGTTACAGTAGCAAATGTACAAACACTAGTAAAGCACTGCACAAAGTTAGGCAAAGAGTTCGGAACTATTATCTTAGATGAAGCACATCACTGCCCAGCAACAACATTCTCAGAAATTGTTGACGCTTTTTCAGCTAGATTTCGCATTGCTCTTAGCGGAACAATGCAACGCAAAGACGGCAAACATGTGGTATTTCAAGACTATTTTGGAACCCATGTGGTCAAACCACCGCAGAGTCATACACTTGCCCCGACGATCCGGCTGGTAAATACAGGCATCATGCTTAAACCAGACGCTACATGGGTAGACAAAATAACGCACCTATGTGGGCTAGATAATTATCAACAGTTTATTGCAGCCATAGCACTGGAAGAGATTCGTGAAGGCCACCAAGTGCTGGTTATTGCAGACAGAGTAGATTTTCTTAAAAAGGTAAGCGAATATGTTGGAGAAACCTGTGTGTTGGTTACTGGCGAAACCGGATTTGAGGAACGCCAACAAATCAAAGACCAACTCCTCAACCAAGAAAAAATGTGCATTGCTGGAAGTCGTCAAATTTTCTCCGAAGGCATCTCCATCAACTCACTTAGTTGCGTCATCCTAGCAGTGCCTATAAGTAATGAGAGCCTACTAGAACAAATTATAGGTCGTATACAACGACAACATCCTGGCAAAAAATCGCCACTAGTAGTAGACTTACAGTTTAAGGGCCGTGGCGATAAGCGTCAAAATACAGTTAGATTAGGGCTATATCTACGCAAAGGCTGGCAAGTTGAAACCCTATAAAAATTTACACTTGCAAAAATAAATCACGCATGATATAATATATTTTCATTCAGTAAAATGATATTTTTCTTTGACCTACAAAAATTAGAACATGTAACTAAGTGTGATCCTATGTATTTAGTTACAGCCTTACATAAGGCATGGCTAGGTAAAACTATACCAAAAAATATAAAGGAAAATTTTAAACCAATTCCTAAAGTTATAACTGGTAATAGTTTCTTAATAAATGCAAAACAACTGTTTGAAGATACCACAACTGATGTAGTATTTAAGGCACAATATATAAGATTAGCAGGACGCAGAGATTATCTATCTTACAAAACACTAAATCAAAAATATCTTGACTTAACCTTATACCCAGACTTAAATACAGCTACAATTAAACACAATCCGCTTTTAATTATAGAAAAAACACACTTAAAATTTATATACGAGGAAACAAATGGCACTATCATTTAAGCAAACCAAAGGCAAAGCACAAAAATCAAGCGTAGAATCCTACGAGTACAAAGACGGCGAAAACTCAGTTCGCTTAATTGGCGGAGTACTTCCACGCTATGTTTATTGGGTAAAAGGTACAAATAATAAAGATATTCCTATCGAATGCCTTGCATTTAGCCGTGAAAAAGAAAAATTTGATAATCTGGAAAAAGATCACGTACCTGAATTTTATCCTGATTTAAAATGCACTTGGAGCTATGCAGTTAACTGTATTGATCCTAAAGACGGTAAAGTAAAAGTCTCAAATCTAAAGAAAAAACTGTTTGAGCAAATCTTAACCGCTGCAGAAGATCTTGGTGATCCTACTGATTACGATGAAGGCTGGGATGTAGTATTTAAACGTACTAAAACCGGACCCCTTGCATTTAATGTAGAGTACACACTGCAAGTTTTACGCTGCAAAAAGCGTAGTCTTGGTGACGATGAGCGCAGTCTAGCAGATAAAGCACAATCTATTGACGAAAAGTATCCACGCCCTAGCGCAGATGAAGTTCGTGCACTAATTGAAAAACTTCAAAAAGGTGCTGAAGAAGAAATGGAAAATGCCACTGCTAGCGAACGTGAAGCAGTTAAAGATCTAGCATAAACCCAGAGCCTGCTAAGTCTCAGATTTAGCAGGCTATTTTATCACCGCAAAATGAAACTATTATTTACAGCAGATATTCATATAAAACTAGGGCAAAAAAATGTGCCTATTGACTGGGCAAAGAACAGATTTCAACTGTTTGTAGATCAGCTTCAAGCTATGCAAGCCCAAGCAGACCTTGTTGTAGTAGGCGGTGATGTGTTCGACAGACTGCCTACAATGGATGAAGTAGAATTATATTTTGACCTAGTAGCTAGTTTTACTAAGCCTACTATGATTTATAGTGGTAATCACGAAATGCTTAAAAAAGACACTACTTTTTTAACTTATCTTAAACGTGCAACTAATAGGTTGAACCCCAAAGTAGAAGTAGTTGATTCTTTTGAATACATATCAGATCTTGGCGTAGATATTATTCCTTATAATATGTTAAAGGAATTTGAAAAAAATCCCGGAAACTTTCAAGGACAGATTCTTTGTACTCATGTTCGTGGTGATATTCCGCCACATGTTAAAGCCGAAATTAATCTAGACTTATTTAATCGCTGGAAAATCGTATTAGCAGGCGACCTACACAGTTATGAAAATAGCCAAAGAAATATCCTTTATCCTGGTAGTCCTTATACTACTAGTTTTCATCGTAATGAAGTACGCACCGGAGCAATATTACTTGACGTTACCAGTTTGGAACATGAGTGGCTAGAGTTTAACTTACCGCAACTACTCAAGAAAACTGTAGGCGTACATGACCCTAAACCGCAGACTACGTGGCATCATACGGTCTATGAGATTGAAGGCAACTTACTAGAACTGAGTGAGCTTGAGGATAATGAACTTATTGACAAAAAAGTAGTAAAACGAGCACAAGAAACTCAGCTAATTCTTGATCCCAATCTTACCATAGCCGAAGAAGTTCGTGAATACTTAACTTATATTTTACAACTACCTGATACTACTATTCAGGATGTTCTAGAGGAGTATTATAATAATGCAGACAAACTCCACACTTAAAGACGTAGTAGTTTGGACTCAGCCCCAATGTCCTGCCTGCGACACAGCTAAAAAACTACTAGAACAATTAGGCATTGCTTATACCACACAAAATATTGCTAGCACAGAAACAAAGCAGTTATTTTTTAGTACTTTTCCAGGTGCACGTAGTGTGCCACAAATCAGTGTTAGCGGCAAGTGGGTAGGCGGCCTACAAGAATTAAAAAGATTACTAGATGATAACTCTAAAGCACTTAAAATGGTCTAATTGTTTTAGCTATGCTCAAAACAATGAGGTTTGGTTTACAAAAAGTCCACTCCTACAGCTAGTAGGCAAAAACGGTCATGGTAAGAGCAGTATAGCCCTAATCCTAGAAGAAGTCTTGTACAACAAGAATTCAAAGGGTATTAAAAAGGCCGATATACTTAACAGGTACATAAAAGATACTGGTTATCAGATTGAATTGACCTTTCAAAAAGATGCAGACGAGTATAGGATTGAAACTCGTCGTAGTGGTCAACAAACTGTAAAGCTATATAAAAATGGCAAAGATATAAGTGGACATACTGCTACCACAACTTACAAAGTTATTGAAGAAATAATAGGCATAGACCATAAAACATTTACACAAATTGTGTATCAATCACACGCAGGTAGTCTAGAGTTTTTAACTAGCCCAGATACTGCTAGAAAAAAGTTCCTAATCGAACTCCTAAACTTAGGCAAATATACTGAAACAGGCGATGTGTTTAAAAAGTTAGCACAAGATCTGACCACTCTAGTTGCTAGTGCCGAAACTAAGGTTAAAACTACTCAAGATTGGATTAACAAGTATGTAAACCAAAATCTAGAGCCTAAACCTATACTTGCGCTGCCACAACTACCACAAGAATTAGTAACAGAAAGTGTAACACTTGAGGGTCAGTTGCAAACAATTACACAACAAAATAAAAAAATTACTCAAAATAATACTTATAAACGACTACAAACTTCACTAAAGATATTGCCTGTTCCTGATAAACCTAATGAAAATACTACGGAATTAGTTGTTGAACGAGCACAACTTGATAAAGCTGCACAAGATGCTAAAACATTTATTAAAAAGATTCAAAATTTAGGAACGCAGTGTCCTACTTGTTTACAAGAAATTGACCATATTAAAACAGCAGAATTATTTGCTGAACAAGAACAAATCTTACAAAGTAGTCAAGAACAGTCTAAGATTTTGGGCAATAAAATTTCTGAAATAAATGAAAAAGTACGAAACTGGGAACAAGCAATAAAAGCTCAAGAAGATTGGGAAAAATATTATCAACTTATTAATAATGAATTACCAGAAGATTTGTTGGATGAAGTAGAATTAAATAAACGTTTAAGTATAGTTAACACAGAGTTAAAAAATACTCGTCAAGCTATTGAACAAATTCAAAAAGATAATGATGCTCGACTACAACATAACAGTCGTGTAGAGATTATTCGGCAACAATTAGCAGAAATGGAAACAGATCTAGCTACTTGGACTAAAAATCTTACAGATCTTGTTAAACGGTTAAATGTAGTAAATATTTTAGTAAAAACATTTAGTACAACCGGACTAGTTGCTTATAAAATTGAAAACTTAGTAAAAGATCTAGAATCCCTTACTAATGAATATTTGGCTGAGCTTAGTAGTGGCAGATTTCAAATTAGTTTTGAGATTGCAGGAAACGATAAGCTTAATGTTGTTATTATAGATACTGGTAATCATATTGATATACAAGCACTAAGTGGTGGCGAACGAGCTCGTGTAAATGTAGCTACACTACTTGCAATTCGTAAGCTAATGCAAAGCCTTTCTCAAAATCGTATAAACTTGCTAATTCTAGACGAAACTATAGAAACCTTAGACCTAGATGGTAAAGAAAAACTAGTAGAAGTACTACTAGCCGAGGAAAACTTAAATACTGTGTTAGTATC